TGTTCATCGGCACTCCCAAGGGTCGTAACTTTTTCTATGACGTATTTAAACTCGGAAACTCAGAAACCGACCCAGACTGGAAATCTTGGCACTTCACAACCAAAGATAACCCCCTGATCGACCCAACCGAGATCGAGTCTGCCAAGAAAACCCTATCTTCCTTTGCTTTTAAACAAGAATACCTAGCCAGTTTTGACAATGCTGGTTCTGACGTTTTCAAGGAAGAATGGCTGAAATATGGGAAAGAGCCTGAGTATGGAAGCTACTACATTGCCTGTGACTTGGCTGGATTTGAGGAGGTTGCCAAGCAAGCAGCTAACTCCAAGAAACGGCTAGACCAGACTGCCATTGCGGTGGTCAAGGTCACTGATGATGGCAAATGGTTCATCAAAGAGATCGTTTTTGGGCGGTGGGACATCAGGGAGACTGCTGCCACCATTTTGCTCAAGATGCGGGAATACCGCCCACTTTCTGTAGGAATTGAGCGTGGAGCGTTAAAAAACGCAGTTTTGCCGTATTTGAGTGACTTGATGCGGAAGAATAATGTATATTCACACATAGTTGACTTGACCCACGGCAATCGCAAAAAAGCCGACCGTATCATTTGGTCACTTCAAGGACGGTTTGAGCATGGGCGTATTGTGCTGAACTCCGAGGAAGATTGGGATGAATTCAAAGATCAACTCTTGATGTTTCCTTCCCAAGGTGTTCATGATGATTTACCTGATGCCCTATCGTACATTGACCAACTGGCTGTCACCTCATACTTCCAAGAAGACGAAGAAGATGATTGGGAGCCTCTTGACATAATTTCGGGTATATAAGGGCTACACATGGCAACAGACAAACAAGTGAAATTAGAGCAAAACGAGTTCTACCAGCCAACAGAGGCTGACAAAGAACTAACTGGGTTTGTTGTTGACCATTGCCAACGCTGGCGTGATTACCGTGATGTCAACTTCCTTCCTGACTGGCTAGAGTACGAACGCATCTTCCGTGGTCAATGGGCGGCAGAAGACAAGACTCGTGAATCAGAACGTAGCCGCATCGTCACCCCTGCCACACAACAAGCCGTAGAAACCCGCCATGCTGAAATCATGGAAGCTATCTTCGGTCAAGGCGACTTCTTCGACATTGAAGACAATATCCAAGACATAGGTGGAAACCCTATAGACGTTGAGTTAATCAAGGCTCAACTGATGGAAGACTTCAAGAAAGACAAAATCAGAAAATCTATCGACCAGATCGAGTTGATGGCTGAAATCTATGGAACAGGCATTGGCGAGATCATCGTCAAGACTGAGAAAGAGTACATCCCCGCCACACAAGCAATCCCTGGACAAGTTGGGCAAGCCGCTATTGGTGTGATTGAGCGTGACCGTATTGGCGTGAAGATCATGCCTATCAATCCCAAGAACTTCTTGTTTGACCCTAACGGCACATCTATTGATGACTGTATGGGTGTGGCTATTGAGAAGTATGTTTCAATTCACAAGATTGTGGCTGGTATCGAGAAGGGCATCTACCGCAAGGTAGACATCACCCCTACCTATGAAGACACTGATCTTGAGCCTACCCAAGAAGTCTCTCAGTACCAAGACGAGAAGGTGCTTTTGCTGACCTACTACGGTCTTGTGCCTCGTGAGTACTTGAACAATATGCAGGAAAACAAGGACATTGTTGAATTGTTTCCTGAGAATTCAGCCGCTGAAGACTACACCGATATGGTTGAGGCCATTGTGGTCATTGCCAACGATGGCTTGCTCCTGAAAGCTGAAGAAAACCCATACATGATGAAAGATCGTCCTGTATTGAGTTACCAAGATGACACGATTCCTAATCGTTTGTTGGGTCGTGGTACTGTGGAAAAAGCCTTCAATATGCAAAAAGCTATTGATGCTCAGACCCGCAGTCACTTGGACTCATTGGCATTGACCACTAGCCCCATGATTGCTATGGATGCAACTCGTTTGCCTCGTGGTGCTAAGTTTGAAGTGAAGCCCGGAAAAGCAATGCTCACCAATGGCGCACCTTCTGAGATCATTTTCCCCTTCAAGTTTGGTGAAACCAGCCTGAACAACCTCAATACTGCCAAGGAATTTGAGCGTATGTTGTTGCAAGCCACTGGAACACTGGACTCCAATGGCATGGTCAGCAGTTCCGCTAGGGATGGCGGTGGTATGTCTACAGCAGTAGCCACTATCATCAAGAAATACAAGCGCACACTGGTCAATTTCCAAGAAGACTTCCTGATTCCGTTCATCAAGAAGGCTGCTTTCCGCTATATGCAGTTTGACCCAGAGCGTTATCCCTCTGTGGACATGAACTTTGTGCCAACTGCCACCTTGGGCATCATTGCTCGTGAGTACGAACAACAGCTATTCATTGGTTTGTTGCAGACTCTTGGCCCTAACACCCCTGTTCTGCCTCTGATTCTCAAAGGAATCATGCAAAACTCTAGTCTGACCAACAGATTTGAGTTGATTGCCAAACTTGATGAGATGATGCAACCAAATCCTGAGCAACAGCAGATGGAACAGTTGCAACAGCAGTTGGCATTGCAAGCGGCACAGGCTCAGATTGCTGTTAATACCACTCAAGCTGAACAAAATCGTGCAGAAGCTACAAAACTGTCGGTTGAAGCTCAGTTAATGCCTCAAGAAGTGCAAGCCAAGAACATGGCGGCGGTTACCAAGAATCTTCCTAATGAAGATGAAGCTGCATCTCGTGAATTTGACAAGAGGGTTAAGATTGCTGAGTTGATGTTGAAGGAAGCCGACATCAAAAACAAGTCTAAGATTGTTGAATTGCAGATGGCAGAGAAAAACAACAAAGTTGCTGGCATGGAACAAGACTTTCTGGAACAACTCTCAAAACAATTGAGTTCTGCTCAGACTGGAACTGAATAATGGATGTCGAAAATCTTGCCAAGGAGTTAATCCTTAAGAATATGACTCCTGAACAGCAGATGGCTGTTCTAGATTCTGTTCGTGCCTCTGTTGCTCAAGCCAAAGAAGTGCAAAAGCGCAAGATTGGTGAGAATGTTGACGTAGTTGTTCAGGCTCTAAAGAAGATTGAATCTGACATTCGCTCACGTTTTGATGATGTGGGTAATTCCATTGAAAAACGTGTGGCATCCATCAAAGATGGTCGTGATGGTATCAACGGCAAGGATGGACGAGATGGAAAAGATGGAAGATCAGGCAAAGATGGAGCTAAAGGCGATAAAGGTGACGCTGGTCGAGATGGGCGTGATGGAGTGGATGGTGTTGACGGTGTTTCTGTTACCGCTGCTCGCATTGATTTCGATGGTAGCCTTATTATTAGCTTGTCTTCTGGCATTGAACTCAATGTTGGTGAAGTTGTTGCTCCTGATCTTGCAGAACGCATCAAAGTCATTACTAATGGTGGCGGCACTTCTCAGTCTGTTCTTGATACTCTAGCTTCCCTCCAAACCCAGATCAATAACCTAATTCCTAGTCAGACAGGAAACTCAGGTAAGTTCTTAACTACCAATGGTTCTGCTCTTTCATGGGCTTCTGTTGCTGGTGGATTGAGTTACCAAGGAACTTGGAATGCGTCTACCAATACTCCAACTCTCACATCTAGTGTTGGTGTAAATGGCTACTACTACATTGTTTCTACTGCTGGTTCTACCAACTTGAACGGTATCACTGATTGGCAGATTGGGGATTGGTTATTGTTCAATGGTTCTGCTTGGCAGAAGATTGACCAAAGTGATTTAATTCAGTCTATCACTTCTGCTGATGGAAGTATTGTTGTTACAACTACGGGGTCAACTGTTGATCTTGCAGTATCACAAACTTCTCCTGCTTCAGTTGTTGTTGAGCAAGTTAGAAATAGCACTGGTGCAACCCTTACCAAAGGTACAGCGGTCTATATCTCTGGTGCTACAGGACAACTTCCAACTGTAACCAAAGCACAGGCAAACAACGACACAAATTCAGCCCAAACTTTAGGATTGATTACCGCTGATATAGCTAACAATTCCAATGGATATGTAACCATCATTGGTTTGATTGCAAACCTTAATACATCGGCATATACAGATGGAGCGCAACTCTATCTAAGCCCAACTACAGCAGGAGCTTTGACTGCTACAAAGCCTTATGCTCCACAACATCTTGTTTATGTAGCTGTTGTTGCTCATGCTCACCCAACTCAGGGTAAGTTGCTTGTTAAAGTGCAAAACGGCTATGAGATGGATGAGTTGCACAATGTGTCGGCTCAGTCTCCTAGCAATGGTCAAGTACTGATTTACAACGCCTCTACATCTTTGTGGGAAAAGAATACACTGACTGATGGAACTGGTATAACCATTACTGAGGGCGTTGGTTCTATCACTATTGCCAATAGCGGTGTAACTTCTGCTGTTGCTGGTACAGGAATCTCTGTTTCTAGCGGTACTGGTGCTGTAACTATCACCAATACTGCCCCTGACCAGACTGTTGCCTTGACTGGTGGCACTGGAATTAGTACAAGCGGAACTTACCCTAACTTCACAATCACCAATAGCGCACCAGATCAGACTGTTGCGTTAACTGGTGCTGGTACTACCTCTATCAGTGGCACTTATCCCAACTTCACTGTTACATCTAATGATGCTTTCACAGGTACGGTTACATCTGTTATTGCTGGTACAGGGTTAACTGGTGGGACGATTACGACAAGTGGTACTGTTGCATTGGAAACTACTGCTGTGACTGCTGGTAGCTACACGGCTACAAACATCACTGTAGATGCTTATGGTCGTATCACTGCTGCGGCTAATGGTACTGCTGGTGCAAGTATCAGTAATGACA